TGCAGTTGTTTATTGTCGCCTGAAGCCATCCCTTGGGCGGTGCGGCCTTTTCCATCATCAACTTATCTGCGGCCATCCCGACAGCGTTGTCAATCTCTGTGAGCCTGTTTTTGGCCTCCATGAGCAGATTGCGCAACTTGGCTTGCTCATCATCGGCATAACTCAACTTGGGGACGACCACGAAGCCTTTAGCCCAAGTGGTTTTCTTGTTGCCATTGTTGTCGGTGAACGACACGGGTACGAACACTCCCGTCTTCGCGTATTGGTCTATGCTTCCCGTGTGCCACCTCGCCATCACTTCATAGACGGTGATGTGTTCCGATATTTTCCTTGCTTTCTTCGATAGACGATAAACTAATTTCATGGCTGATTGATTTGTGGGGCAAAGATAGGATAATTCCCCCAATTTCCCCCCGTTGTACGAAAACGAATTAAATCGTATGAAAGTGAATTAAAACTATTGTTGTTGATTATCAAATATTTTGTTTTTCATCTTATTATGTGCTTTTTTCAATCTTTCGTCCCAGCCGGGTCACCAAACAACAAAATCCCTATCTGAAAATCAGTCAGTTAGGGATTTTTCTTTTTCAGTTTCCCGTAAAATTCCCCCAATACCGATTTAATGGCAGAACTTGCACGGCCTTCTGCCCGCTTGAATGGCTTCCGTGATACTCACCGCCTCGATGGTCTTTGAGCATCTTTCAAGGCCTTTGCAGTTGCGGCTGGTGTGGTAGCAATGCGACATAGGCCCCGTGCAGACATAAACGGTCTCTTCCCTTTGTCCCATGATGCCGTGGACGCTCGTGGTGGCATGGTCGCATGACGCGAGGAATAGAACCGCCAGTATGATGATCGCCCGCTTCATTCCTCATCAAGTATTGCGACCAAATCAGCCTTGATTGAAATTCCTCCGTCTTTTCTTACTTGGTCAACTCTGATTATGATAGGCGCATCAATTCTCGGATAAAACAAATTCGTTTCCATTGCCATTTTCACTACCCAGTCAACTTGTGTTTTATCAAGGCCAATATATCCTGATACACTTGACTGCGGAATATAACCCATATAACAATCCATCCAGCACTCGTTTTTGCGGCTTGTTGGCGTTCCAACCCAATCAGGAAGCACGCTATACTTAACTTCACCTTCGACATCACCTTCGTATTCTTCGCATTCAGCCCAAACATAAACGGATGATTCCTTTATTTTTGGAATTATATCATTTACTTGGAAATTCTCAACATACATCCTGCATGGTAGTTTTTTCTCAATCACATAGGTAAATCTCATCGCCGCAAACTCATCAACTGTAATACAGCCGTGCTGGTGTGCAATTTCTTCAGCCGTTGGCTTTATCGGCTCCGATGCCCGTATCTTTACATCGGATTTCTTTGTGTCCGTTCCGCAAGAGAATAACATCATGCAGAACGCAATAATCGGCAAAAATACTTTTTTCATATCCCATCAATCTTTACTCTCGGAATACAAAGAAATAACACTAAAAACAGATCCAATCAGTGCTTCAGCAATCAATACGGTTATTATCACGGCAACGACAACAGCCGACCTGCCGTGTCCTGACACGCCATGCCACACTATTACATCAGATCGTATTAGGTTAAAGGACATCAAGCCTATTGAAATAACGAGTGAAACGATATTATTCTTTACAATCCACATGTATGGCATCAGAAGGAGCGTCTGTGCGCCCATGACAACAAACTGAATAAGACCTCCAAGGACTACTAACACAAGTATCATAACCGCTGTTTTAAGTGTCAGAAGCCACGCCAACGGCAAAACCGTTATCAAGTACAACAAACCCGTGAAGATACAGGTGTAAACGATTGCGGCCAGCACTTGGCCAACTACTTTCAATTCTTTCATAATGCTATAATTTTAATGTGTTAGTTTCCATTCGTTTAGGTTGATTACACGGCATCCGACACTTTTTTGGGTTGTTCGTAGGCTTGAAGCCGTTCTTTGAGCATCGCTATCGTGGTGTTCAGGCTGTCGATGGTCTGCACAAGCGTGTTGTTTAGAACGTTTCCAAATTGCATCTGAACCGCCTTCGCACCCTTCTCCATACTCCCCTCTCCCCGCAAAAGCCACTCTGCGGAGAGGTCGGGAAACAATTCAAGCATCCCAACTACAGTTGTGAGTGATACACCACTTCCGTCTTCTCTTAATTGCTTGCTGATAGTCTGCTGATACATTCCTAACTTGTCAGCAAGCGCGTTTGGTGTTATGTTTTTACTTTCTAACACCTCGATAACTCTTTGTGTAACAGAATTTTTCATAATATCGTTATTTAGATTTATTCTAAATTCACTTTTTATTGTGATTTTCACAACTTTTTTATTGCAGGTAACAAAATTAGTTGTACTTTTGCAGCGTCAATTCTTAATCAATCAACCGCAAAGATAGAAATAATATGGAAAAAGAGACCACAAAGGACGAAATTAAGCAGATGGAGGTCGGACAGACGATTTCCTTCCCGATAGAACGCTTCGCGGTTATCAGAACCTATGCCTATGAGTTGGGGCTGCTTCTGAACAGAGTGTACCGCACGGCCATAGACAAGGAGGAGAGAATTATCAATGTGTTCAGGGAATCCTGACCATGTGACGATAAAGGCTCTTCCGAAAGTTGGCTTGATTCGGATGCAGCCTTGGCGAAAGCCCATAGCAAGCCCAGCCGTGAAACCCGGCAATGTCGAGAAGATGGAAGCAGGTGCAACCCCTGCTTAGCTTACGGAAGGCATCAGTGATGAACGCAACAAAGCGGAGGGAGCACAGGATAACTGCCCGGAGAAGATGCACCAATCCAAAATGGTATGCGGTGTAGTTCAATTGGCAGAACCCCTGCTTACGCGGCAGGACATGGCGGTTCGATCCCGCCCATCGCAACAGAATTCTTGATTTTCACATATTTTATGTTTTTATGGTTTTGGTTTGCCCCGTCGCCCAGTGGTAGGGCGTTGCACATAATGGATGGCTCCACAAAGAGTGTGCAGTAATAGTGGGCCTGAGAGACGCGGGTTCGACTCCCGTCGGGGCATCAATTAAATCTCACAACTAAATCTTTATCGTATGAAAAAGCAAATCATTACACTGGCGATTCTCCTTGCCATGTCAGGAGCCGCCGCAGCACAACAAGCAAAGGACACTGTTCGCATCCACAGCGACCGTATTGAACTTCAACACGATGCGAAGGGCAAACCCTTCTTTACCCTCTACTCGGATGACAACGAGACCACCAAGAAGGTGAACACCGACAAAAAGAGCGCAGAGAACTTCGGCAACGATGGGACACCCTTCCTCATCTTCAACCTCAACGAGTTCGGTGAGCGCAAAATCAGCAAAGTCTATGTCACATCTAAATAATCATCACCATGAACAAAGAAGAAATCTTAAAGTATGTAGCTTTCAACCTTGAAAAGGCGAAGCAGATCCACGCATGGCTGAACGAAAAACCAGCCGCCGAATCCACTGAAAGCCCATGTGCCACCACAGAGCGTAAACCCGTTTCCATCCATTATGATAAGGATGGCAAGGCCGATGGTGTCCTGATCCAAACTCTTGACGAGAGTTTTGTCCTCGCCCTTCACGATGCGGAAGGCGGCAAACAGATGAATTGGAACGATGCCATGAAGAAACACCGTATGCCGACACAGAAACAATGGCTTATGGTGATGTTGTATTTCGACGAAGTCCAAGAATGTCTCGTTCAGGCAGGAGGCGAAAAGCTGAAAGATGACGATGGCTATTGGAGTTCTTCGGAGTATTATAGTAACTACGCATGGTACGTGTCCTTTCCTGGGTTCTACTCCTACTACAGCAAGTACAGCATCTACTATGTGCGGGCAGTCGCGGCATCTTAACTTACTTATTAGGGCGCGGCTTTGACGCCGCGCCCGTTCGCAAATCAGGAAACAACTTAAAACGCATAGAAATATGAGGTACAACGGTATGGTCGTATTCGACTATGTTTTTGCCGCCATTCTTGGCGCGTGGGGCCTTGTGGCTTCCTACGGCATCATATTTAAGGGGGCTTGGTGGCACATCGTAGGCGTGTTCTTTTGCGCCCTGCTTGTGGTCGTCCTGCTGAACGATGCAAAGAAGGAAAGGGAAGGAAGATGAAATCCTTCCGCTTTGACATATTTTGCTCAGGGCGTTTTCAAGGCACCATAACACTAAAATACCCACCCCACTGGGTTTTCACTGAAGAGGAGATTAGAAGGGTCATTGAAAGCCGCTTGCCATCCCTGATCGGCAAGAAATGGGGATTGGGATTCGCATGAACGTACATTTGTTTTTTTCATTTTGTTTTTAGGCACGGCACTCGCCGTGCCGCTATTGGGGAATAGCTCAGTTGGATAGAGCGACGGATTTCTAAGCCGTAGGTCAAGGGTTCGACTCCCTTTTTCCCAATCATCAAGGACTTTCCTTTTTCATAATTTCTGACTTCCCGCCCTCTCTCAGCGGGAAGTCTCTTTGTTTGAAACAACAAATAAAAACATCAATATATGCCTATAGAACAACAAATGCAGGGCCTTGATTCAATCATTGAGGCCATATCGGACAGAGTAGCCGATAAAGTATGCGAGCGCATTGGCGAGAAGGCGCAAAGCAAGGATGACGGGATGATGACGCGCGATGAGGTGCTGGAATACCTTCACATCACGGACGCAACCCTGTGGAGATGGGAACGCAAGGGATTACTCACACGCTTCGGGCAATTCGGAACCCGAATCTACTACAAGCGTTCCGATGTCGATAAGGCATTGGAGAATAGCAAGAAGGCAACGAAGTAACTTCTAAATCTTATACCTATGAAAGAGATTAAAATCAAAGAAATGCACCTCATCAACTTCAAAGGGGTGCGCGAACTTCAAATCAAGTTCAATGATGGGATGACAACCATCTGCGGACGCAACGGCAGCGGCAAGACCACCATCTTGGACGCTTTCACATGGCTTTTGTTCGGAAAGGACAGCCAAGACAGGAAGCAGTTCAACATCAAGACGCTTGACGAGAACAGCGTACCAATCCCACAACTTCCCCATGAAGTATCTGCCATCCTTTTGGTAGATGGTAAAGAGGTCAGGTTGTGCCGCCGCTATAAAGAGATATGGCGCAGACGGCAGGGCCGGGCGGTCACCGAGTTCGACGGCCACGATGAGGAGCGTCTTTACGATGATGTTCCCCTGAAAGTCAAAGACTGGCAGGACAAAATCAACGCCATTGTCGAAGAAAGCGTGTTCAAGTTCATCACTATCCCGTCCTACTTCCCAACCCGCAAGCCCGAGGTTCAGCGCGAAATGCTGTTCAACATGGCCGGGCGCATCACCGATGAAGAGATTGCAAGAGGTAACGAGCAACACACCGCTTTGTTGAAAGCCCTCGACGGCAGAACCATGGCCGAGTACAAACTTGCGGTATCAGCAAAGAAGAATCGCCTGAAGGATGAAGCCAAGGGCATACCCGATCGTATCGACGAACGCAAGCGTTCCATGCCACAAGAAGAGGATTGGGATAAACTTCAATCCGACCTTGAAGGGTTCGAACATGAACTTGCCGACATCGATAAGCAAATCGGCGACATCACAGAGACCCACCGCGCCAACGACAAACGCCGCCGCGACATGTCCAACCATCTTTCCGACCTTGAAAAGCAGCGCGACAAGCGCAAGTATGAAATCGAGAGCGAGGTCAGCAAGGACTATTACAAGGCCTTGCAGAAGGAGAGCGACCACAAGTCCGACATCAGAACGAAAGAAGCCGAGCGCGACCGTCTTATTGAGGAGAGGGACGAACAGCAGAAGGTGATTGACGGATGCCAGCAGACGAGGGAAAACCTCGTGGCCGAATGGAAGGAAATCAAGGCCAAGAAGCTGGAGTTCGACCCCAACGCCTTCATCTGCCCCACCTGCAAGCGCGAATTGGATGCCGATGACATCGAGCGCAAGCGCGAGGAACTGACCGAGAACTTCAACCAAAGCAAGGCCAATGAGCTGGCCGAAAACCAGCAGAAAGGCAAGGCCAACAAGGAGAAGATGGAGAAGGCCGAGGCCAAGAAGAAAGAGATGGACGAGCAAATCGCCAAACTTACCGACGAGATTACCAAGATGCAGTCCGTCACCTTCGCCACCGTCGAAGAGCCTGATGCCACGGATGCCATCGCCAATGATGCCAAGATTAAGGAACTTGACGCGGAAATCGAGAAGGCCAAAGCCGACCTTGAAGCCGACACCAACACCGAGGATCAGGACACCGAGGCATTGCAGCAACGCAAGTCTGAAATCAACACCGAGATTTCCGACATCAAGATACGCCTTGCCAAGCGCGAGGACATCGAGAAGGATAACAAGCGCATCGCAGAACTGGAAGAGCAGCTTCGCAAACTCAACAGCGAAATCGCCGAGCAGGAAGGTATCGAAATGCAGATGCTGGAGTTCAGCAAGGCGCGGGCCGCGGCCATCGAAAGCCGTGTGAACGGCATGTTCAAGATGGTGCGCTTCAAGATGTTCGACACCTTGGTCAACGGCACCGAGTTGGAGACCTGTGTGGCCACAGTGGACGGCGTTCCATACGATGACGGACTGAACAACGCAAAGTGCATCAACGCTGGCATTGACATCATCAATGCCATCTGCGCACACATCGGCGTTCGCGCCCCCATCTTCATCGACAACGCGGAGAGCGTGAACGAGATTATCCCGACCGAAAGCCAGCTTGTGAGGCTTGTGGTCAGCAATGACAAACAGTTAACCATTTCATAACAACTTAAACTTCAAAGAAAATGAATTTCGGAAAAGCAATTGAAGCCTTGAAGCAAGGCAAGAAAGTAACCCGCAAGGGTTGGAACGGAAAGAAGATGTTCCTTTATTATGTCCCCGAGGGCCTTTACCCAGCACGGACTGATGCCGCCAAGAGCATCGCCGACGAGAATGGCAAGGTGCAATATGGCCCATACATCGCCATGAAAACCGCTCAGGGCAATGTGGTGCCTTGGTTGGCATCACAGACCGACATGCTCAGCGAAGATTGGGAAATCGTCGGAGAGTGCGACAACCTTCACAAACAACCGCGCTTTGATTCAATGGAGAATAACAAGATGGGTGAAGAAGTGGGTTCTATATTGTCCTCAATAGCCAAATGGGCCGATGACGACAAAGGAAAGCGTTCTTTCATCCTGATATGCTCCGACACCGACCTGAAAAAAGACGAGGAAGGTAACAACTCACAATGCGTGTTTGCAATGCAGGGCAAAGAAGAATTGAACGAGTTTTCTCTTTTTGAAATCTTCAACAACAAGGATGCTGCCGTTTTTAAAGAAATGGCACTCCGAGCATTGACGCTTAGCACATTGAAAAAGATTGCAAGTAACCATAAAATGCCGTAATCATGGAAAATCAGAACACCCAAGCCGTTGCACAGCAACAGCGCAAACCCATTGACATCATGAAGTCGGTCGTCAAGGCCGAATCCGTACAACAGCAGTTCAAGAATGCCTTGGGCGACCACAAGGACGCTTTCGTGGCATCACTGATTGAACTGTACACTGGCGACAAACAGTTGCAGACCTGCCAGCCCCAGCTGGTCGTCGCCGAAGCATTGAGAGCGGCCACCATGCGCCTACCCATCAACAAGGCGTTAGGCTTCGCCTATATCGTCGTGTTCAAAAACAAGGGTGTCCCCACCCCCACCTTCATCCCCGGATATAAGGGTTACATTCAACTTGCCATGCGCACGGGCCAGTACCGCAACATCAACGCCGATGTGGTGTACGAAGGCGAGCTGCGCAAGGTTGACAAATTAAGCGGTGCCATCGACTTCGGCGGTGAGAAGAAGTCCGACAAGGTAGTTGGCTACTTCTGCTACTTCGAATTGCTCAACGGCTTTAACAAGACGCTCTACATCAGCGTCGAGGAAATGGCCAAGTATGCCAAGAAGTATTCGCCCGGCCTGAAGTTCGAGAAGAGCGTGACAGTCGAAAGCCTGATGAAGCTGGCCAACGAGGAACCCAAGACCGGCGTTGTCGGTTGGCTGGGCAACTTCAACGACATGGCCATCAAGACCTGTGTACGCCGTCTGCTGTCGAAGTACGGCTACCTGTCCGTTGAAATGCAGGATGCCGTCAGCCGCGATGTCGATGCCGAAAGCACGGCACTCGCCGACCGCAACGACGCCATCGCCGACCGTGGCAATGCCAAGGTCATCGACACCGAATCCGCCGAGTATGTGGAGGTTGACCAATCGACAGGCGAAGTTAAAGCTGGCGAGCCGCAAGGACAACCCGCCGAACCCGAAAGCGGCGAAGAGGCTGGCCCCGGTTACTAACCCTTAACGAAAGGAAACGGAATGAGACTTAAATGCCTTGGCTCGTCGAGTAGCGGCAACTGCTACCTGCTGACGGCCAAAAACGACGACACCCTTATTGTTGAGGCCGGACTGAGGTTCCAACTCATAAAGAAGGGCCTGAACTGGAGGCTGTCAAACGTGGTGGGCTGCATCGCATCGCACAGGCACAACGACCATTCCGTTTCCTTGGCCGATGCGGCGAAGGCCGGCATCCCGGTACTGGCCCTTTCCGATACGCTTGAGGGCCACGGGCTGCTGGGCAATCACTTCTGCCGCATCATCGAGCCGATGCACGGCTACAGACTGGGTGCCTTCAAGGTGTTCGCCTTCGATGTCAACCACGATGTTCCGTGCGTCGGCTTTATCATAGAGCATCCCGAAATGGGGAAGCTGCTGTTTGTTACGGACACGATGATGCTTGAATACCGCTTCAACAACCTGAACCATATACTTCTTGAAGCCAACTACGCCGACGATATACTGGAGTACAACATCCGTCAGGGCTATGTCCCTGCGGCCATGCGCGAAAGGCTGTTAGGCTCACACATGGAGCTTGAGACCACCAAGGGAATACTTGCGGCCAACGACCTGACGAAAACGCGGGAGATTGTACTTCTGCACCTCTCAGGCGACAATTCCGACGGCACACGCTTCAAGGACGAGGTGGAAAGGGCGACAGGCATCCCGACCATCATCGCGAGACCGGGGATTGAAATCGACTTAACACCATGAGCTATGAAACCAACAAACACTAATAACAACGAAACACAAAAGGCTTGGAACAAGCCATGCGAGGAAATGGAACGCGGCAAGCTCTTTGATGCCGACCGCGACGAAGACCACCACCCCTATCCCGAGGAATGAGGGTCTCTCCTCTTGATTTTTGCCCCGAGCGGGTGTGCCTGAAACACGGCACACCCCAATTTCACCTAACAAAAACATCACTATGGATAACAACGGATGGATTAAACTTCACAGGAAAATCCTCGAATGGGAATGGTACTGCGATTCCAACATGGTGCGCCTATGGCTCCACATGCTGCTGAAGGCTAACTTGACGGACAAAAAGTATCGAGGTAAGACCATCCCGAGAGGTTCGTTAAAGACCAGCCTGAACGAGTTGGCCGAAGAAACAGGATTGTCGAAGCGAAAATTGCGTACTTGTTTGGAAAGGCTAAAATCGACACACGAAGTGACACAGCAAACGACACACGATTTTTCAATAATAACCATCTGTAAATTTGATGATTACCAACTTGAAAATTATCCGACCGACACACCAAACGACACACCAAACGACACGCAAGCGACACACCAGCGACACACCGAACAAAGAAAATCCCCCACACCCCCTAAAGAAAGTATAGAAGAAGGGAAGAAGGGAAGAAACATCGAAAAAGAAAAAGCCTTTGAAGGTTACAGCGAGGATTGGATAAAACTCTTCAATGAGTGGCTGGAGTACAAGGCAGCGAAGAAGCAAGGCTATAAGACGGAGAAATCGCTTCGGGCGATGGCCGACCAACTCTATAAACTTGCTTCAGGCGACATAGAAACAGCACGAAAGATAGTGAACCAGTCTTTGGCAAACAACTGGAACGGCCTTTTTGAATTAAAAACCGTGAAGCCTTCCGAGCCTGATCACTACAAAGGTGACGACACCATAGGAAAAGTATTTGAAAGGAGAGGAATTGATTAAAACCATACAACATGAAAGCGAAGAAAATAGAAAACCTTAACACGCTCATTGCAAAAATCAACGAGCAGAACAACAAGGCAGCACCTCCGCAAAGGTTCTACCTGCCATTTGACCAAAAGGATGTGGCGCAACTCATTGGAGTGAAATACAAAGCCGAGGTGCTTTCACGCATCCACCCTAACGACTACCGCCAATTGGGCAGCGACATGAAACAGAACATTGCCGATGTCGCCAAGTGGCTGTGCAATCCCAACAAAAAGCCAGGTATTCTTTTCTTTGGTGATGTAGGCACGGGCAAGACCACATTGCTCCGTGCCATCTGCGCCACCATCAACGAGGTCTGCGAACGCGACACCTACGAAAACGGGAAAAAGGAAGAAACACTTGACAATTACAATTGCATCAAAATTGTCAAGGCAAAGAGTGTTATCAACGATTATGTAGACCCGCAGTCGCGGCCAACATACGAGAAGATGACAAAGGTGGCGTTGCTGGCCATAGACGAGTTGGGTGTTGAGCCTATGGAATCCAAGTCCTACGGCAATGTCAGCGAACCGCTGATAGACCTGTTCTGCGAACGCTACGACCGCCAGCTGCTCACCATCGTATCAACCAACCTCGGCAACGCCGAAATCCGACAGCGTTACGGCACCCGCCTTGCCGACCGCTTCAACGAAATGTTTGCAACCATACCATTTAACGGACAGTCTTTCCGTAAATAATTTCAACCTAATACATCCATGAAAGAAAAAATTTGGATTGGCCGCAATGAAGCGGCAATCATGCTCGGCTGCACAATGCAGACTATCTCAAATTACCTCAAAGACGGCCTCATCATCGCCAAGACAGTCAACAAAAAAGTCATGATTGACCGACGCTCATTGACGATGATGGCCCCTGACCTCACCGAAATCTATAACCTTGGCAAAAAGGTGGAAGAAGCCAAGCAACAGCTTTCCAAGGAACTGAAAGACCTTGAAAGCAAACAAGCCCAGCTTAGGAAAACCGCAGGCTTGCTTGACAATTCCATCATCCACAGGGTGAACGAAAAGTTTATCCTGTCCATGCTTGGATACAACGGCCTCGTGCAACGCGAGCAAGATGTTGTCCAAATGCTGGTCGAAGGCCTTAGTCTCGATTACATCGCCGATTATTACGACATCACCCGCGAGCGCACCCGTCAGATAGCCGAGAAGGCTTGCCGCAAGTTGTTCGCCAACATCACGCGGTTTAAAAACCTTTCCGAACAAAACAACTCCTTAATGGAACTCAACGCCAAGTTGCGCGACGCAAACAAAATGCTCTCCGAAAGCATCAAGCAAAACGAAGCTGACATTGAGGAAAAACAGGTTGAAATCAACAAGGAGGAACTGGCTCTGTTTGCAACACCTCTCGTTGACTTCGACCTATCCGTCCGCGCCCTCAACTGTCTCAAGTCTGCCGAAATCGAAACCTTCGGCCAGCTCATCAGCATGGATAAGGGCGAACTTCTCAGATTCCGCAACTTCGGCAAGAAGTCGCTTGCTGAGTTGAATGAACTTGTAACCTCAAAAGGGTATTACTTCGGATACAAACCAACCCAAAAAACGCATCAGTCACATGAATAACGGAAGCAACGAAAACAACATTAGGGAAATCAACAAGCATATCCGCGAAGGCATCAAGACCTATGCCGACATCTGCCTGTTGGCCGATGCAGACCAATGGGCGGTCAACCTTAACTATTTCCCTACCGACATCATGAACGCCACGCTGATATTCCAGCATGTGTGTTCGAACGTGGGCATCAAGAAGGGCCTCATCGACGAGGAACGCGCCGAGTTCCTCGGCTCGAAATTGAGGAAGTTAGTCCTCGACATGACCGGCTTCGACCCCGCGTCATTGGCCGCGAATGCCGACAAAGAAGAAAAGGAGGCTTAACATGGAAAAGTACGAAGACGACATCCACAACTGCACCTGCGAAGTGCTGGCCAAGATGGTGCGCGAGATTGCACGCCGCCACGTAGACCAAGACAAGGAAACGCTGCTCGAAGCCGCAAGGCGCATCGAGAACATCGGAAAGATACACGTGCCGTTTAATCACGAAGCATTCGAGTGATATGGCTACGCAAATCAACGACACGGTGGAGTTTTTCGGCAACCAATACATAGCCGTGGAATACAGGGAACGACCCGCCGACTTCTTCCCTACCGACGACGACCAGCAGTGCCGCGTATGCCAGCTGGCCCCGAACTACTGCAAAATGAAGGACGATTGCCACGGTGATCTTCCTTTTGTTTTCGTCAAAGCAGAACATGTGAAGGTAATGGACTATCTGCGCAACACCATATAGACCTGCCAAATAAGCATGTTGAAACCCGCTTAATTGGAAATCAACGAATATGCAACTATAAAACAACAACTTATAAAGGAAAAATAAAATGGAAGTAACAGCAAAACTTATCAAGATTGAAGCAGCCCAAGAAGGCACTTCTGCAAAAGGGCCGTGGCGCAAAGCCATCGCCGTATTCGAGACCGAGGAGCAATACCCAAAGACACTTGCCGTCTCGTTCTTCAACTCAAACCTCGAAGAGGCAAGCAAAATCCCGCTCGGCACCACCTGCAAGGTGAAGTTCGACATCAAGTCACGCGAATTTAACGGCAAATGGTATACCGACCTCAACGGCTTCGGCATAGAGGCCGAAGGAGCGCAGGCAGCACCGCCGCAACACGACTTCGACAAGCCTTTACCGCCTATCAACCAACCTACACAAGAAGAAGAAACGGATTTACCTTTTTGATAAACAATTAAATATCAACAATGTTCAATAAAAACACTTATCACCATGACACAGAAAGAAATCGAACTGCAAATGCAGCAACTCAATTGCGAGTACACAAAAAAAAGCAACGCCATAGCCCGCCGCAAGGACGAAGCGACACAAAAAAAACAACAAGCCATCATTGAGGCCGACGACGCTTTCCATGCCGAGAAGCGCAGCCGCTTGGAAAAGGTTGTGAAGATGCGCACCGAGAAAGCTACGCTGTTTGAAGGCGACCCGAAGCGCGAAATCATAGAATACGAAGCGCGCACCATCGAAGCCGAAATCTCCGTCATGCGCGACGACAACGAGCAGCGCAAGCGCGTCATATCCAAGTTGGCCTATGACGAAATGTGCGCCTTGGACGAGGAGAGCCGCCAACTGAATGAATGGTACAACAGCGAGAAACTGAAGGTGATGCAGCAGTACACACAAGACGAGCAATAAGACATATCAAGCCCGCCAAGGCCAAGGACATTCTTCCGGTGGTACAGCGGGCATTTAAAAAAAGCCATGAGTACAGAATTATACATACCGCAACAGCCCCGCCCGAAACTTGACTACAACCCAAAGAACGGGCAGTTCCTTAAAGGACACACACCCGCCAACAAGGGCAAGACTTGGGACGAGTTTATGACCAAGAAGGGGCAACGGCGAAGCAAGAAAGGCTGGAAAAACCTCGAAAAAGGACATGCTTTCGGGCATCCTGGCGTAAAGGGTGCAGGACGCAGGTCAAGGAAGGTCATAGCCTTAATGGACAACGGCACAATCCGCTGCTTTGACTTCATCGGTGCAGCTGCCAAATGGATAGGCGGGAGCCGAGAGAATGTCGGTCGCTGCTGCCGTGACAACGAAAGCAGAAAGCCGCTTTCAAGGCCGTGGAGCAAGCGCAACGGCAAAGAAGGCGACAAACAACCAAACACCGACCACCGCTATAAAGGTATCCGCTGGTACTTCGAGAGCGATACGGTATGGATAGAGAAATACAAACAAATTAAAACTTAAATCATGGGAAGAGTATATAATTTTCCTTGCAAGCGCGAGGAGATAGAAGCCTGTTGCGACGTGCAGCAGCTCAAGGAATGGCAACACCAGTTTGAACTGTCGTTGGGTCAGATGGAATCCGACTACGGCGGCATCGAGAACGTACCCGAACGCCTTTACAAGTACGCGAAGGCCAACGAACTAAACCTAAAACAAATCAAGTTCAAAATACGCAAACTCACTGGCCCTGTCACCAGCGCGGGCGTACTAAAGGCCTTCCACGACATGGCTAAATCGGTGATGCCAAGTAGCGAGTACGAGGTACTTGTGGCGAAAACAAAAATCAGCCTCGGAAAAGAGGATTGGGATTGGAACGAACTAATAAAATACAGAAAGAAATGATTTATGAGTACAACCAACAGCAAAGCATCATTCCTGGACAGGTAACAAAGTTCAGGGATGAATTTTTTCGTGCCGAACTGAAAGCACCCCATGTGCCGTGTTTCGCTCAATGCGACTGCCGTATGCCCGATTTCACCGATGCCTATGGGTGCAGCGGTTTCTGTTACCGCTGGGCCAATGGCGACGATCTTGTGTTCAGGAGCGTCAGGGAAGCCGACCTTACCATCAATGATTGTGTTCTCGTCGAAACCAAGTTTATGGCATCCTGCCGCACATGGCGAATTAGGATTGAAGCAATGCTATGAAGGATAAGGACATTGACATCGCAGCGGTCTATAAACTTGTGCTACGCCAGTCTGAACGGATAATCGACAACCAGCACACCATCATCGGCAAACTGGAAGAGCTTATCCGTCAGGGTGGCGAGCAACAGGCGATGGAGTTGCAGAGCCTGCACGAACTGTTGCGAAAGACCAACGCCGACAAAAGGCTGTTGGAATACGAGAACTACATGATGAAACGAGAACAAAAACAATCTGAATCATGAGCGAATTAAGAAGACGCGACCTTTCGGGAATCTATATCTTTGATACATTCCCGAATGAAGAAAGAAGAAAGCCGACTTGCATAGAGGATTGCCAGCAAGAGACACGCCGTAAGTGGTGCTTGTCTAAAAGCGAGGACTACTTGCGCCAAACTATCTCAATGCTCGCCGAGTCTTTCAAGGAACTATGCGACTACCTTGAATCAGAGAAATGCCTGACAAACTATCAGCACACACAACTTGCGATAATGATGGCAGACGAAGTGAAAAACTCGCAAGCGGATTTAAGCATGATAGAACTCTCCGAGCGTGTTGACACTATATGCAGACAACTCGTTATGCTTGCCGACCATTGCGGAGTAACTAAACATATTGCAGAAGAGTCATGAAAACCTACGTTATCACCCTCTCAAAGACCTTCGGCGTGAAGCACCCGAAATGCGGGATGCCTACCGACTTCAGGGAATTGTACGAGGAAGGAATCAAGATTCACACCATCCGGGCCAATTATCCATTATGGAAGGAGCGGTTCGAGAGCATAAAGGACGGCGAGGCCTGCCTGTCGCTCCGGCAGTGGTCGGGCAAGCCATACGCCAGCAAGCAGGAGCTGATTTGTAACCTATACTCCACCGACGGGATAGGCTTACAGCAGCTTGTATTCTCCGACGGCGACATCACCATGCCCCGCGTCGTTCAGGAGGTTGACCTGTTCAACCCTGAACCCAAGTTTATCCCCGTCGAGCTGTACGCCCTTGCAGCAGCCGACGGCCTGAGCATCGAGAACTGGCTGGCTTGGTTCAAAGGCTACGACCTCTCCAAACCAATGGCCATCATTCACTTTACCAAATTCAGATATGCAAATGAAACCAATTCTTGATGCTTGCTGTGGCGGCAAGATGTTGCGACACGCATCAGTATTCAGCGGAATAGGTGGCCCCGAAGTAGCTGCCGCCATGCTCGGATGGGAAAATGTATTCCACTGCGAAATAAACCCATTCGGAAGGCGAGTATTGGAATACTGGTTCCCAAATTCAGATTCTTATGAAGACATCAAAACAACAGACTTCACAAAATACCGAGGACAAATCGATGTCCTCACAGGGGGCTTCCCTTGCCAGCCCTTCAGTTACGCCGGGCAGCGAAGAGGCGCGGATGATGACCGCTACCTCTGGCCGTCAATGTATCGCGCCATCGATGAAATCCAGCCCACTTGGGTCGTGGCTGAAAACGTTGCTGGCATCCTCACGATGGTCGAGCAGGGCGAGGTTTCTAAAGTGGCAAGTGCAGCCAATCTTTTCGACACGTTTGACGACCTTCGAGGACGATACGAACTGCGAGAGACCTTTACCCTGCAACGCATCTGCACAGACCTTGAAAGTCACGGATATTCCGTCCAGCCGGTGCTTGTTCCGGCTTGTGCCGTCGGAGCCCCCCACCGACGAGACAGGGTGTTCATCGTCGCAAGGCGAGTCGAAGCCGTTTCTGAAGACACCATGCACGGCGGACAGCTACACCGACCAGATGAAGAGCAAGGGAGTGAGCGGAACATCTGGGACGTTGGCGCAGGAGGTGGTGAACGGATATGCGGAGAAATATCGCGGACTGTTGCTACCGACCCCGCTTGTAGTCGAGAGGGAACATCCCGACCGAGTGATTGCGCTGAAGGAAGCGGGTGCGACACGAATCAACAGCAGAGCGAATGGAGAGCAACGCCCGAATGGTCTGATAGATTTTATGCAATTCTACGACGTTTTGCCGACACCGACAGCGAGGGATTGGAAAGGGCCGCAGGCTTGCGAGTACAAGGACATGAGGGGCGAGGGGAACGAGATGGGATTCGAGAGCGTCCCTGGAATAGTGGCGAAAGCATTCCCATCGGACGCTGGGACACCTTCCCGTCTGTCTCCCCTGTTCACAGAGGAAATGATGGGCTTTCCGTACCGCCATACTACGATGCCATTTTCCAAACAAGAAATAACATGGATAGAAATAGTGTAATACAAGGTGCATTAAGCACAGGAAAGATAGAAGTGGACTTTGAGACTGGAAAGATATACTCCTCACGCATTAGAGGACATGAAGGCAAAAAGATACTACTTCAAGGAAGTGAGTGTAATGGTTATATTGTACACACTTTATCATTTAACGGAATCAAGAAACAATGTCGTGCACATCAGATAGTTTGGATAGCTGCGAATGGTCTTTATGATAAGGATAAGTTGCAGATTGACCACGTAAACCGCGATCGCAAGGACAACAGACTTTGCAATCTGCGCCTTGTGTCGGCTGCTGAGAATATTGCTAACAGCGACCGCACTGATACACGGATGCTTGGCGATGAAGAACGCATAAAAATATGGCAGATGTACAACGAAGGGCACATGACTTTACGGGAGATTGCCGAGGACTATGGTGTAAGCAAGAGCTACATCCATAAGATAGTAAGCGATTTTCCTTCACTTACCATTCCTTTCAGCAAGTGGCGCACCGAAGCCCTCAAAGCCTACGGCAACGCCATAGTACCGCAGGTTATGTACGAGATATTCAGAGCAATTCAAATAGTATCAGAACAATGCAATACAAAATGACCATTCAGGGCCATGTCCCTTCAAAATCCAACTGCTATAAAATCATCACCATTGCAGGACACGCATCGCTGGCAAAGCAGAACCCGCTGAAGGAGTACGAAAAACTGTTTTACCTGCAATGCCCCTGCCGTGGTGCCATGATTGGCGGTTACTTCTCCATCGAAATAAAAGTGTTCCATGAGAACAACCGCCCCGACCTCGACAACGCCATGAAAATCCTTCTTGACTGCCTGCAAACCTGCAAGGTAATCAAGAATGACCGCCAATGCACCGAGATACACGCCTATAAATTCGTGGATAAGAACAACCCTCGCGTAGAAATCACCATCAACGAAATAGAGCTATGAACAGCGACATCACATATTGTTCAGGCACTTACCTTGTGCCTTCGGGAAACGGTGCCATACCAAAAGACTGCGACAGGAGGGATTCCTGTCGCAGGTTCATTGAATACCGTAACCAAAGGAAGCACGGAGTGGAGATACTTTCGTTCTGCCATCCGTTGAAAGAATGTATCGACGAGAATTACAAGCTGTATTGGAAAGCCTCCGATTAAACAGGTGGCTCCTTCTTATACAACTTCCTCAAAAGGTCATCCATCTGCGTCGTGCAGCGATCCAAATACCTTTGTCTGAAGTCGGGCCTGACGCTCGCCAGCCAGTCCTGCATCATGTAGTCCACGATGTACATCTTGATGTTGTCCTCTACCCCGTCGGGTACGCTGGTGGCCATGAAGTCAAACTGGGCCATGCTGGTGTTCGCGCTTGAATCGGACAGAAATTCGTGCATCTTCTCCCTCAGCTTCGCGCAAGCCTCGTTCCATGCACCATTCAGCGAATCATCAGCCTGTTTGTCGATGACAATATGCTCGAAGTCGGAAGCACCATCATTGCGGACGTATGTCCTCGATGCGTTGGTGCTTTCGGCGTATAATAGGCTTCTTACAGCCGTCCTTTGTATTGAAATCGTAGCCATATCTCATTTAATTAGGTTCATTCGATAAGTAACAGTCAGCCCTGCCGCCCAATCCCCATCGGGATTGACGGCACCAAAGGCCGTGAATGTGGTGTGCGGTCGGTTCAGGTTCAGCTTCCCGACGGCGAAGGGCTTCACGGCCTGTTCGTGCCACATGGCTCCCGCGCCCAGGTCAAGTGTCAAACTCGGCATCTTCGCCACCTCATAAGGTTGCTTGATTATCTTCGTAGTGTGGTGGTAGTACAGGTTGACGGAATCAATACGGGGGTCAACACCGCTGTACCATATATCCAGCGTGTCGGGCTTCGACAAGTGTCTATGCTGATAGGGTAGCGTGATATAGATGCTGTCTGTGGTGTGCCGTAATATTTTTACGGTGTCGTGTACGGCAACGGGGTAGGGCTTCCAGACTATACGGGTCAGCGTGTCGCTCGGCCCCACCAGCGTCACCGTGTCTATCCTCTCCACCACAATAGTGTCGGCTTGCATTCCGCATTCCGCATTCCGCATTCCTGCCTTGTAGCCGTATCGGTACACACCAAAAGCCGCAAATGCAACCATCAGCATCAGCACAACGGTAAGTGCTATATGTCTCGCGCCTCTCATTTGATTGTAATCCATATTTCTTCACCTCTCACATTGGCTGGGATGAGGTGTTGTTCCATTAGTCGCATAAACGTTTCTTGGCTTCTGACCAAGCCGCCTTTCACCTTGTTCTCTCCTACAAGGATGCAGCCAAGAGTGTCATCAGCAGTGTTGCCTGGGTGTATCAGCACTCCACTGAAACACGGAACACCAATCAACCGAGGCACAATACCTCCGTACTTCTTGGCCCAGCCTCGATTCTTGAACTTTGGCGACACGGTGTTCATGTCAATGCGGTATCTCCCGGTTGGGATTGCCGTCTTGCCATCCACCTTCAATTTCTTTAACTTGTTCAAAGGCATATCGGAAGACAAGCCCCTGTCAGTGTCGCCAAGCGTGTCAGAAAAATACTTTCCGTCGATGTTGAGGCTTCCAATCGTGTAATGCTCACCCTTGAATCTCCTTTTCAATGTCAGTTCCATAGCAAATCATTATTTTAATTGTTCAGTCTCCCGTGCCGCCGCATCCTCATCCTTGTCATACTCGCTCTTATAGTACAATGGCGGAATCCTCTTCGGGCAATTCACCACCTCGCAGCACAATATCTTTCGCGTGGCTGCCTTGGTGTTGGCGGTATCAAGCTCTTTTCTGAGAGTGTCTATCTCGTTGTAGAGCTTTCCAACTTTGTCAGTCTCAATGTCATAACGGGCTTGGAGTTTGTCGTACAACCCTTGCAGGTTGTCGTACATCCTCTGCATGTTGACGAGTTGGGCGTTGGCCTTCTTCTCGGTCGAGGTGAGGAAAAATGCCAAAACACCGACGATGCCTCCCGTCTCGATGAGTTGCCTGATGATTTCCGTCCAGTTCATGGCTTATTCCTCCATGCTTCTGCTGGGGTCGTCTTCGTCTGGCTCCAAGGCTTCGAGTTCGGCGATTTCGGCTTCCAAGGCGTTGATGTCGTCACGCCAACCTTGACGCTCGTTCTTGAAGTCGGCGGGGATTTCAAGACCCTGCTCGATGTCTCTGGTGACCACATAATCGGTCGAGGCGAGTTTCCGTTTGAGTTCGTTGATTTCGGCGGCCTTTCCGTTGATGGCCGACATTTTTTCTTGCTGTGTCATGCTGCTTGAAGTTTTAAGGGTTTGAAAATTTCGATTTTGCGCCTCTTGGCGATGTGCTTGTAGTAGTCGCTCTTGCGGTATCCTTTCTTGATGGTGACTTTGAGCCAGCGGGCTTCGTCGAAGTCGAACACCTCAACCCATGCAGAATCCTTCAGGCGTGACAATTCGCGCTTGCGGTAGTTGTATGAGGCTGTGTGTTTCAAAAGGCCGCAACATGAATTGACCACCGACATGAATCTGTCTTTGTTGGCCAACATGTAGAATCGGTTGCCGTCGGCTTTGCGGATGGCTGTCGTCACCTTCCACTTGAAGTTGTGCATCAGCCTCTTCGAGGGAAGGATAAGGCCGTATTTGAGCCGATACCCGAGAAACTCCACGCCCTTGCTGTAATGCTGGAAATAGAATTTGTCGGGGTGTACCGTGTAGTGGCACTGCCTGTCGGCAAAGTCGGCAATGACTGGGCGAAGGGCGAGGAAGTCGTCTTTGTCCGTCACCACGCCACAATTGTCGTCGGTGTAGTGCGAAAAGGCGTACACGATACATTCCACCAACCGAAGGAACGGCGTGGTGGTGATGAGGACGAATGCCTGCGATGTCACGTTTCCGATGGGTATTCCACGGAACGAGGCTTTTCCCAATTGCTTCTTATGCTCTGGAACGAGTTGGAACATAATGGGGTGGCAGGCGATGTCGCAGTTGCATTGCGGCAGGCTCTGGAAAACGACCCGTGCCACATATTTGAGCAATTCTTTGTCTGCTCCGCTGAAATGGGTGTCTATCCAGTCGGCCAGCCAAGGAACCCACAACTCCGTGTCGACGCTCATGAAGAATCCCCTGAAATCAAGTTTATAAATCCAAGCGTCACGGGTGTAGCCGTTGGTGGCCTCAAAGATTGCCTCATGAAGGTGTTGGACGGCACGAAGGCCGCCTTTCCCCTTTCGGCAAGCGTAGGAATCGGGATGAAGGTAGGCTTCCATTGCCGGGAGAATCCTCTGGACGAGATAGGTCTGTATGATGCGGTCTCGGAACGCGGCGGCGATGATTTCGCGGACTTTTGGAGCGGTGACAACGAAGGCCTGCGACCTTTCTGGCTGGTACTCCATGCTGTTGACCGAATCCCTTATCTCGTTGAGGTTGTCAAAGCAACGAAGGCGAAACTTGATATGTGCCGCCTTCTTTTTCTTGTTTTTCCTTGCAATGCGATAGTATTTGTACCATTCCGATGATGGAACGCAGCCCGAGGAACCCGCTTCGTTGTGGTCAAATTCGAGGGAAACCCGCACCCTGTTAGTGTTGATACGGTTGTTGTTGTTGAGGTTGCCGTTAGTCCCGTTGAAAATCAACTGATTGTTGACGGAGTTGGCACCGCACAGGTTTTGCTCACTATTTCCGAAATCACTACCCATTTGAATAAGCAGTATAGTGTCCTTTTAATCACAAGTTCGCTGGCCGTCCGTGGATGAGCCATTCTGCCTCGCTTGCGAGTTCGCGAGTCCTTCGAGCTGTTTCCGTATGCTGGGGATGGTGTCGATGTACCATCCCATGTGTTCGTTATCCATGCAGCCGTTGTCGCCTGCAAGCAAAATCCGCGATTCGATTTCGTCGGTGCGTTTTATCGCTTCGCGGAAATAGTATTCCTTCTTTCCTCTGTCCTTGTATTCGCGCAGGCCGTTTCCAATCAAATCCATCAACTCCAACGCCTTGACAACAATCTGGTCGCCCAGCGTGTACTTGAACTCTCGGATAAAATGTTTGTGTGACTTCATCGTTGCGTTGACAAGTTGCAGCGTGTCGTTGTAAACTTGGAATTTGGAAAGGTCTGCCATGATTTAAGGTTTAAGGTTTTAAGGATTTAAAGATTGTCGTAATCCAAAGCGAGGGAAACCCGCACCCTGATAGTGCTGAAACGGCCGTTGCCGTCGAGGCCGCCGTTAGTCCCGCGGAAAACCAACTGATAGTTGACGGAGCCGGCACCGCACAGGGCGTGTGATACATTGCCGACAATCGGTGTGCCGCCTCCTGCAACGATGGCCTTGTTGAGGATGTCGTCGGGGTCGAGGGTGGTGGTTCTCGATGTGGCCACGCGCATGATGCGGGAAAGTTCGCCAACGCCCAACTGATGCCAGTTGCCAGCCTCGAAGCCTGTCACGAAGCCGTCGGTGGTGATGCCGTAGGCTTCGGCTGTGGCCGCTGCCGGGAATGCGTTGATGATGCTGCCGTCGAAGTCGTACATCTTCACGCCTGCAAGTTCTTTCGTGGCCTTCTCGCCTGTGCGGAGCGTTTCCGCTGTCTTGTATGGTACATCGTAATTGATGAGGCGCATCGAAGCGCACACATCGGCGTAGGCGTAGTAGTCGCCGCTGTACTTGTTGTATAGGGCGATGCCGTCGTCACCGCCAACGGTTCCATCCGAGCAGCTGTTGAAGGTGGTCTGGTTCATGAAGGCTGTGGCTTCGTCGCCGAAGGTAGTAGCGGATGCAAGTGTGCGGATGTACTCGATGTACTGCTTTTTGTGCAGTCTGCCTGTTCCGTCCATGCCACGCATATCCATAGCATTGTAACCGATTTCGGTCAGGTCGCAATAGTTGGCGAGGGTGTCCCATGAAACCTTGCCCGTCACTTCCGTGCCGTCGGCCTTGATTGCTTTGAGCCATTCAATGGAGAGGCCTCCGCTGGCCACGGCGAGGTTGGTCGGCCATGTCTTCACGCCGATGCCGTCTTCCAGTGCTTGGAACAAAACATAGGTTCTGTAGTCTCCCGTCTTGGCCGCAGTCATGGCGGCTGCGATTTCGACATAACTGGCTCCCGCGTCGTATGTGAACTCGCAGGAGAAACTTTGCCCGGTAATCTTGGCCGTGCCTCCGTTCTCGAGGTCGAAGCCTGTAATCTTACAGCGTGAGTATTGGGAAAACATTTTGTCCCCCAGGTTCTCAACGCCGACAAAAAACGGTCGGTCGCCGATGTCGCCGAAATACACGGCCTTGCCATCAACAAAGCGGCTGTCGAGCAGGTTTTTGTTGAATCCGTAGTGGCGCACAACCATGCGCTTGCCCGTCTGCTTGTCAAAAACAAGGTGGTCGCCGATGCGCAGCAGGCCGCGCTGGATTGGGATAACGGTATTCACCGCGTCGATGACCGACTTCCCTGCAACGAGAGACACATTGGTAGTGCCGCTGTCCCTGTCGGATGCCGCATTGTAGGCTTCCAACGATTCGTATTTATTCAGTTTTTTCATTTGTGCCTCCTTTGTTAAGCGTTAGTAATTTGTTTCCACGCTGCGGCTGTCGGCTCTGTCCCCGTGAACGAGGCTTTGTACCATACCTTATTCGTGGTGTCGAAGTATTCCTGTCCGTTGAATTGCGGGAGGATGGTGGGTGCGCCTGCTCCGCTGGTCAGGGCGTTGCCTTCCTTGATGTAGGCATCAAGTCTGCGGGCGATAATCAATTCCTCGACCCTCAACGATGGCAGGCCGCGACGGAACGATTCGAGGATGCCATTGATTTTCTCTTCGTGTTCGGCAAGCACGGCGGTTATGACTTCCGACATTTCGCCTTGGACGTAGCTGACATTGTTGAACAGCTGGTCTTTGCCGCTTTGGTAGAAGCCTTCCGTCACGAATGCGGGAACGGAAACCAACTCTCCGCCCAGCATGAAGTAAGACAATCCGAAATCATTCACCGTATTGGCCTGCGTCGTGGAGCAGTCGGCACTGGCTATGGTTGCCAACTCGTAGTAGAACTGGTAGCCATCCAATGCGGTCTGCAAGGCAGCCACGGTGGTGATTTCCGTGCTTCGGATAGTGAGGGCGGTGCTGTTTACCTCCAATCCATAAAGACAAGCCCATAAGCCGTTTGTTGCCATCCCTGAAACGGAAGCGGTGTAGATATAGGTTGTCGTCTCGTCTACAATCTCTGTTGACTGAGTCCATGTCAGCGATGCCAGCAGCACCCTGTCGACCCTTCGATAGCGTTTGCCGCCCTCGACATCAATCTCATCAAACACACTGCGACTGTTGCCTGACAATGCAGCCATACCCCAAGTGTGAATCCATTGCACATCGGTGGAGATGTTTTTCACGGTGTTACCGAAAGTGCCGCCAACGGTGTCATTGTAGTTGCTCCATGCAAGGTGACAAGCAGGAACGGTATCGTTGTTGCAGACGATTGTAAGCCATCCCATAGCAGACGGGGTGTAGTAGTTGTTGCCGTTGTATGTGGTCTTTCCGCAGGCCGCACCATAACTTTCTGCCGTAGGCTTGGTTGACTTGTAGTAAACCGCATTGACATTTCCGCCGATAATGATATAGCCGTTGTTGGCTTGCGTTGTGCCATAGGCTCCCCAGCTTCCGGCGACGACCGGGAAATAATACGCGGTCTTCCCATCAATTGTCAGTGTTACGGACGGGTCAACAAGATTCATTCCAGTTGAGACAAGGCTGTCTGCAAGGAACGGGTTGAGGCTCGCGTCGAGGTTGCCCTTGATGTTGAGTAACAGCGCGTCGCCTGATTTCAGGTCTGCATCTCCTCTTGTTGTCTGGGCAGCGAACTTGTTCAGCGTCGGAATCGGTGTCAAAGCCTTCGGTATGATGTCACCTGCCGTCAAGTCGGGATAAGACCCTTCCGTTTCCGCATACTCTATTTTTGACACATTCTTCACCACCACCTTGGTCTTAATCAGCTTCGTCAGCGTGTCATACACGGTTCCCGACACACCCACCAATCCGTTTCCGATACGGTATTTCTCAGTCACGATATTATCACCCGCGTCCACGCTGTTGTCCGCATACGGATTGCTGTTGCTCGTCTGGGCATACGAACCGAGAACATTGGTGTAATGTCCGAGTTGCAGGTTCTTTGTCACGGTAGGCAACATATCCGCCTGCACATCGTTTCCATACACAAGCCTCATCCTGCCCTCAACGATATTCTCTCTATACTCGTTGTCAGCCGACGACCAGTCAATATCGCCGATATCGCTTTCGCTGTCATACGTCCACGTCTTGCTGTCGTAGGTAATCTCCGTTGCTGCCGTGGCAAGACCAAACTCAAGCATTACACCGGTGCTTGTGAAGCCGTTTGCATCGTGAGTATAGATGTAGCTGGGTCTGCTCTTTCTGCTCGTCGTGTAAACGGTATCGCTTGCGTTCTTCCAAGCATAGAAGGTGATGACACCATCCGAGGTTTGGCGCGAATCTATCGCAGTGGCTGCAAACACTCCATAGACAACATTGCCGATGATATGCGCGTTGTTTCGACCCTCGTCTATGTAGATGGAACGAAAACCTGTGGTATGCTGAGTTGTGCCTCCGACAAGAATGTTATTGCTGATAGTGACTGGAAAATCATAGCCTTTCTTCGCTCCGTCAAGGTAGACAAGGCCGAAATCGTTACCGAAGTTTCTTTCCTTGTCATCCAAGAAGTCGGCCGTGTTGCCGAATTTGTTTCCGTCCACGGTAACAACACCGTCATAAATGATAAGCTGTGAGGCTGAGAAATTTCTGAATACGCAATTCCTCACCTCTGCGTCGGCTCTCACCTGTACCGCCGCATAAGAGCGTTTGTAAGGATTGATACCTTGTGTAAAACCGTCAAAGGTGCAGTGGTTAATTACAATCCAAGTCTTGCCTGTTCCAATGCAGTTGCCTGAACCACCATGGCTTCCGTACACATTCGACTCAGCAATCACGACAGGATAACCTGAAAGACCGCAGTCCGCAAATTCGCAATTCTCGATGTATGAGGTTTCCTTGTCAGTGTAGTATCCTTTCTGTGCTTTCAGTGTGGTTTGCACAACCATTGCTGTAAAGCTCTCAAAACGGCAGTTTCTTATCGAAATGCCGTCAAGAGGCGCGTTTGTACCGTGGTCTGAGATTCGTATGCCCCTCATAAAGCCAACAAACTTGATTCCGCTGATGTCAACCTTGCCATTCTGTCGTCTATTATTTTGGCTTGCTGACGAATTACCGATGAAATATACAGGTCTGTCTGCGTAATGCGGGAAGTCCGAGCCGATGCCGTTGTACCAACCGTCCACCACCTCCACGCTACTCACTCCGTTTGGTATACAGAGGTGCGTACCGTTATAATAAAGGCTGTCGTCTGATACCACATTATACAACACGAAGCTGTTCAATCCAATGCCGCTCTTATATGAGCCGATATTGGATTCAAACCGCCTTACTGAGCTTCCGTAGGCGTAAGGCAGCATTTTTGCCTCAAAGCAGTCTATGGTGTCCTGTGTGCCGTACTTGGTGATGGTGACGACGTTGCCCGTCAGCTGGAACTTGTCAACCGTCCATGAATCGTCGAGGTAGCCGAAAACATAGGGTAGCTGTCCATCGTCAATCGTGATGTCCCCCTTCGGGATATAGAACAAGCCGTTTTCAGTGCTTTCCACGTTGCGGCTGTTCGTGATGGTTTGCCCGTCGCGGCGGTAATAGCTCTCCGCCGTGTGCTCGATATGCGAATACTGGCTTATCGGGATGATGCGATCTTTCTCGTCGAGGAAGATTGAGAACGGCACAATCCCGTCATCTCCCAAAGCCACAGCCCAATGGGTCGCTGTGCTCGCCTCGGTATCGGCGTCCGTGCGTTTGAATATGCGATTGTTTCTCTTCAACACCGTGCCAGCCGAACCCGTCAGCTTGATGTCGTTTTGAATCACTCCGATAGCATTCTTTACCCTGAACACGCCAGCACCCAGCACGGCATCCACCGCAGTACCCGCGTTTGCCGCCTCAATCATCGCGTCAAACTCCGCCTGTGTGGTGATGTAGGTCTTCCCTTCCAAGGCGTTGTTCGCGTTGTCACCCTCGGTTATAATCCCCTGCCCCGCCACGGGAGTCTCGTTTTTAATCTTTTGACTACTCCAAGTTTTGTGAGTAGACACGGTGCTGTCGTCGATTTCAGCGTCGCCTGCAAGAACGTCGTTCCCTTCGGGGTCTGTGATAACGACGGGCTTGTTCTGGAGTTTCTTTTCTCCAGCTACAGATAGTCTGTATTTACCTAATTTGTATTTTCCCATAGTATTGTGGTTTATAGTGTTTGTTATTCTGAATCTTGGGCAATCGAGTAAGTCACCGTGTTCACATCGTCGGTAAGTTCAAAGGTGATTTCAATCTTCTCGTTCGTCTTGTTGAAGGTCACGGGTATCTTGAAGGTGTATTGTGCATCGGTGCCGTAGGGTATGCTCGTCTCGAACATGATGCCCGTATGCGCCGTGCCGCTGGCCTCCGTGATAGTGAACCCGTTCGTCCATGCCTCGCCGGTTGACATGTTGTTGAGGTCGGTCTGCTGCGTTCCTGTTGCTTCCGATGCCTCAAGGAAATTCACATTGGCGTGTCCGCACATGTAGTACAGGCCGCCTGCATGGTCGATGGCCTCCACGGTGTCGCCGTTCTCGTCCTCAAAGCGGTCTATCGCCATGATGACACCAGCGGCACTCTGCACCACTTCAATGTTGGCCTGCCCTCCGTGGTCTGCCTCAAGGTCAAACAACTTCGAACGCTGGCTTCTGCCCGTGTGGGTTGCCGCGCTGAAGGTGAGTTGGCCGTCGCCCGAAAGGTCGCCGTGGTCGTTGATGGTCACAAATCCGTATGCCGTGCTGCTCATGGTATCTCCTTGTTAGGTGTGTACACTCACTTCCCAGTCGTCGTTCGAAAGAACATCGACATCGACGCTGCTTGAACCGTTGCTTTGGCCGTTGGCACCGAAGGTGATGGTCTTGCTGGTCGTGCCTGTCGTGTCAACATAGATGTAGCTTGAACCTGCGGCTTGGATGATGTTGGTCTGACCCGTCACTCCAGTTGATCCTGTGGCCGTCAATGTACAGTATCTTGAACTGATGGTGGTGTTGGCTGCAATGGTAATGACGATGGTGAAGGCGATTTCCTGGGTCGCGCCCGGGTCGCCTGCAAAGGTCTGTCCGCTCACGGCTTGGTTGCCAGTCGGCGTAATATCGCCAGCGGGTTGGATGCTGAAATAGGTCGGCAAGGTGCCGATGCCGTCGGCATCCACAGTCAGGGCGAAATCAAGCCTCGGGGCGTTGGTCTTGCCCGTGATGGTGATTTGGCCTCCCGATGCCGTGGCCGCATACGAAACTTGGTCGAAGGTGATGTATTCAGCCAATGGCAACTGGATGAACTCTATTTGTGCCGAAGGCGGGTTCTCGCCGTCATCATCTACGGTCACGGTGGTATATCCCCTGCGCTGCACTCGGCCTTTGTATGGGCCAAGGCAGGTATGGGTAAGATAACCGTTGCCCGTGGTCGCTCCGTGGTCGTTGACCGACATCCAATTTACATCGTTGTATATCATTGCTCGTTCTCCTTATTGTTGTGTGGTGTTGAATCTTTCTCCCACGGGCGGGTTCAATCTTGCATAGTCAGGATCAATGTAGAAGGGCTGCACCGCCATACGGTCATATTGCGCCGCCTCCTGTACCCTTCCGATGCTGCGAAGCACATGCGCCGTGATTTGGTTGAGGCATGGGTACTTCAACGGTTCGCAAATCGAGGTGTATTTGTCGCCGTTATAGGTCAGGACATAAGGCTCGGGGATATACTGACCGAACATCATGGTGGCAACGTTCGAGGTGCAGGAATACAGTTCGGCCATCGCTATGCCGTTCTGATGAACCAATGCGCCTATCGGCTTGGTGTTCGTCCCACGCAGGTAGCGGTTGCGCTGCTTGCGGTACTCTGCGCTGTCCTCGTTCACCAAGGTCTGTATCGGCCTGCTCCAGTCGCTCATCTGCAAGGTGACGAGACGCAGGAAGTCTTGAGGCAGCACAAGGAAGTACTTGTAGTATTTCAACTGCAACGTACGCTCAGGCTCGCCATCCTCAACATCCACTTCCCATGCAGATTCCGTTCTGACGATGACGTTCTGAACGCCTCCTTCGGGCGGGAAGATGAGGGTCTGCGGCTCCACAGTAAGCACCATCTCTTCTTCTTCGTCACTCACATCCTCGCAATAGCAAGGGTATTTTTCAAGCGGATAGCCATCCCTCAACAATACATTGGGCGCGTCAAGGTGAATCTTGCGCACCGAAGGCAATACTGCCGCCTCTATCTCCTTCTCCAAGTCCTCAACGGCTTGGTCGCTGGACACAAGAAGCGCATCGTCGTTGTTCGACAACTCGTCCAACCGCGACTTCACATAGTGCTTAATATCGCTGAAATAAAGGGATAGCATCGTTAATCCGTTAGCACGTTAGCACAAATGAATCACCAAACCATGTTCGGCAGCTCCAGTCCCAACTCCTTCACCTTGCCCTTCAGGGCGTTCGGCGAAGAAATCTTCTGTCTGTCGCAATCATATTCCTTCACAAGGTAGTCGCGCAGCTGCTGGATGTTCGTGATGTCGGCGGGAGTGACCACTTTGTTTTCGGCTCCATTCTCCGAAGGCTGCTGCAATCCAGCCGCAACGCGGGCTTTTTGGTTTTCCAATGCCATTTTCTCGCGTCTGATGTCGGCCTCGGTCTCAACGGCACTGTCCAAGCGAATCTTGCCGCGCTTGAAAAGCGGGTGTTGCTCGATGACATACTGCTCGATGGGGCTTTCCGTCTTGTAGGTCGAACGGCGCATAACTCCGCTCAGCATATCGGCATCGCCGCCCGTGAACTCGATGGGGAATCTCACAACTCCCATTCCTTGCTTGTGTTCGATGGTAATGCTGTTGTAGTTACCATCCATTGAATAGGTTTTCAGCATGGTCTTTTATTTTTTTCGGGTTGGTATTCGATTTTGATAATAAAAGGCGGAGAGCCGACCCGAAGGCCGACCCTCCAACCCAAGGGTTACTTAGGCCGCCATGTTTTGGTCGTAAGTGATGGGGCCAGTATAGAGGTTCCAGCTCGTCTCGGCGGTACTCCACACAAGGATGACACCTGCGGAGCGACCCGTGTACGGGTCATCAACACCAAGATACACTC